AGCTACTGTATCAGCTTGAGGATAAATAGAGAAATAATTATGATTATTTGGTTTGTCTCTATTATCATAAACTTGTTTATCCAATTCAAGATTAACAAAATCTATGATAACCGTTTTAATAGTCATTTTTGCAAGTTTAGCATAATCGTCTATTCCATCGAAGACAAGGGCACTGGGATAATTAGGCAGGAATTGAATCTTTAAATTTAATTCTTCATTTCTGCTATATTGTTTAATTTAATAATAGTACCGGCATCTGTTATGAAATCTATATCATAAATACCGTCTTTAATAATAGTGTAATACTCTTCGTTAGTAGCTGAATTAACAAAAGTAATAGGTTTATTTATATTAGCGAACTTTATCTTTTGAGTAGATTGGACAATATCAGTTTTTATAAGAAATAAATAGGTACCGTTGTCAATAGCTTTTTTAAGCACAAATTCTTTATTGGCATTATTATAGGTATAATCAAATCTGTTATTTTGAATTAAACTCTCATTAATGTCTATGCCGTAGCCACCAAGACCACTCATTCCTTTCCAAGCAAAATTATGAAGCTCAAGAACATTACCGTATTTATCAGTAATACTGTCCCCTAAATTACTTCCATCTTTATATTTACTAAAATCAAAATCGTAAGCTGGAGTTGGAATGTCGATTGCAAAGAGGTTATTCTTTAGCCAGTTTATCTCTTCTTCGGTGAAGCTGCGGTCGGCGACTATGATTTTGCCGTGACAACCAATAAAAAGCAGATTTGCAATATTAGTTTCTTTCTTATAACTACCACCTACACATAATACATCTTCATCAACAGCATTACCGCTTTTGATATTGCTATCATTATATTTATTTTTAGTCAAATATGAAACAGAACTACCTGTATTAATAGTTATTGTATTCCAACTCCCTAAAGATTGTACTCTTTCTAAATCACCGTCAAATCTTTCAAATACAAAACCATTATTAGGCGAACTACCTTTAACAACAAAACTTCCCTCCGATTCAAACCACGTCCTCTCCGCCATCACCGTGTAATCCGTTAATATCGGGAAGCCGTAGCACACTGCGTACATCTTGCCGTCGTAGCAGAGCTGGTCGGGGTAGTCAGGGATTTCTGTAACTCGAATATATTCGTTATCTCTAAGTGTACCTTCAAATATAACTTCTGAGACATCAGTCAAATCGTCTTGAGCTGGAATAATATTTTCACCATTATGAAGTCTGACAGATGTAACAATATCGTTATTAGCCTTTCTGTAACGAATATAATAAAGAGTAGAAGTATTATTAGTTTCAAACAATAACTTACATTCTTTATTATTCCAATAGCCTATACTAATACGAGCTAAATAAGTACCGCCTGTACCTTCCCTAAAAAGCTCAAAACCATTCGCAGAAACAGTAGTAACACCTCTTACATTACTAAAGTCTTGCTGATACACTCCCATACCACTATTCAGCTTACCCTTACCGCCGTACAAATAGGCGTGGTTGCCGTTGCCGCTAAGGTCTTTTAGGATTGATGTAGGGAGTTGGGTGATGGTAACATCTACATCTCCAAGATTATCAAATCCAAAACCAAATTCACCGTCATGTATAGCAACTGTATAAACACCATCTTTATCAATTATAAATTGGTCTTTATTGTTAATACATCTAAGACGATTAGTAGTAACTCCTTGAACTTTAATAGTTATAGAATCAATTCCAGTAACCTTTTTATAAGTAACAGGAAATCTACTATCAATCTTACATTTAGTTATATGTATGGTAGTATTAGTTTTTGTAAATTCTCCTCTATTACCTGGATCTGTCCACGTGGCAAAATCAGTAATATAACTCTCTATCACATCAAAGTTAGTCATGCCCTGCTTCTTCGGATTATAAATTGCCTTGATGTGCTCTTTCATACCGGCAGGCCAGACAAGCCCCTTTTTGCCAACACTACCCGGAGTACCGATACCGGGCAGGCATATCCCGCCAACGTTTATTGACGGAATACGCACATGAGGAATAGTAATTGCTTCCATGATTACTCGCTCATTAGGATTTTACCCGAAGCCGGTTCAGTGTTCGTACTTATCTTGATATACATGCCGGAAATAATACCACGAACAGGCTTACTGAACAAATTACCTACATTAAACTCATAATGAACACCGACGAAGTTATTCCCGTCCATACTTGACAATACCGTTACATCATTCTTATTACCTTTAAACAGTAACTGAATACCGCAATCCCCCGTTAACTGAACCGGTTCACTCTCATAATGTACATAATCACCGCTTACCTTTTGTTTAAATTCCAAATTCTGTAATGCCATAATATCTGTTTTTTTATGTTATTCAAATATAGTGACTTGATAAATAATAGCCGAGTGGGAGTTTTTCTTATTATATTTGTGATATTAATTTATGGATTACGTAAGCACGTAAACCTATAAGTTGCAGTCAGATGCGGTTCATAACTCACTTTGACATCGAAACTCATCGAACCCTTACCAGTGTATTGTTTCACTCGGATTTCAACTTGATTAGGAAGTATATATCTTGGAGTAAAAAAGACGGCATCCCCTGTTTGGTTAGCTATTTCACCCGCAGTTATATTATTGCTAACATCCTCAGCTGCCCTTTCTACTCCATTAATCCATCTCCTTCTTTTTATTATCAAATTAACAATTCTATTTTCTTTATCCATAGCGGTTGCCCATGTCAAGGTATTACCAACCGGAGAGGTAATTTCTAAAGCGTAGTTTATATTAGCACTGTCTTGGTACAGTGATATATTTACCGACTTTCCACTATCGTTTTGTGTAAATGTCACGGAGCCATGACGACTGTTTTCTACAATATTCTCTTCAGCCGTTATAGAAGTTGTGTTAGAACTAAATCCATCTCCAGAAGCTGAAGAAGAGTATCCCACGTTTTCCTGCACATCTGTTTCACTGCCATTGATAGTCTGTCGTCTGTACGAAGTGACAGAAACCTGTTTTGTACCGCCTACAGCCTCAAATGAGAGTGAAGCCGGGCTGACTTCAAATGTATAGTTCCAACCCTCGACACCCTTGCTCTGGTTAAGTGATACAGACGCTTGCTCCCCGCTTTCCGACTGTGTGAAGGTAACAGTACCGCTTCTGTCAGATAATGTGTTGTTCTGTCCGGCAGTTATAGAAGTTCCCGAGGAACTAAAGCCTGCACCGGTAACAGAAGATGAGCAACCCACGTTCACCTGTTCTCCCGTATAGCTACCGTTTATATACTTACGTTTGTACGAGGTCACCGAAACATCCCGGGTACCACCTGAGGTCTCAAATGACAGTGATTCCGGATTGACGGAAAGAGTGTATTCCCAAGTAACTTCGCCGGCTGCCTGACTAAGAGAGACATCCGCAGTTTTATCACTTTCAGCCTGAGTAAACCGTACTGTACCATTACGTTGTGCTTCCGTTCCGTTTGTAGTGGCAGACACCGTATTCCCATCAACAGAAAACGCATCGCTACCCGAAGTCACAGCCGAACTGAAACTTACAGAGACAGGATTACCTGAATTGATGCCGTTTATCTTCTTTTGTTTATCTGAAACGACAGTCACATTCTGTGAACCGGCAGCATTTGCAAAATTCAAAGCAGTCGGATTGACGGAAAAGCGGTATTCCCAGCTCACCTCACCGGCAGCCTGGCTGAGAGAAACAGTCACCGTTTTACCCGATCCTTCCTGTGTTACAAGTATCGCACCGCTACGTGAATTTTCCGTATTGTTTTGGCCGGCAGTCACGGCAACATCCTGGATAGAAAAGGCATCCGTACCGGAAATTACGACCGCCGTATAGTCAACCTGTTCAGTCTCTTCGGTAGGAACGCCACCTATAAACTTCGTTCTGTATGAAGTAATGGAAAGCCCTTTCACTTCTTCAACCGCTCCGAATGAGAGTGATCCCGGAGATACTTCCAGCGTGTATTCATAGGTCACCTGTTGCGACAGGTCGTACTTATACTGTAACGTTTCCCCGTCATCGAATACGATCATGGAAGCCGGATGTGTTTTCGGGTGAATATATCCTGCCAGGTTATTCAATTTCTCACGCTCCTCGGCTGTGAGAAAAACATGGTTACTGTCCTGAAGCACATCAACGAATGCTCCTTGCCTGTCTGTCTTGAGTTCCAGGAAAGGAACATTCTCCGGTTTGGCAACGCTTGCCGCAGCATAATATTCGTAGGCGATAGGCTTTATAGCACCATCAACATACTGGCGTTTGACCGGAGAGTTCGCCAATGTCAGATAAATAGGCATCGGCGTACCTACCATACCGGAAAACGGTACGACCTTGAAACATCTGTTCCCTTCGGCGTCAGTTCCCTCCAGAGCGACCAGCCCGGCCGTCAGGTTGTAGGTTTCATCAGCGTTTTTTGTTACCCGGCATCCCTTGATAATGCAAGGACCGTATTCCTCAAAAAAGCCGTCCAAAGCCTTCAGCGGTTCGGATTGCAGTTCCAAAAAATCTTCCGCTGCCCATTGCCGGATTCCCGGCACTTGTACATGTCTCTTCATTGCTGTATAATTTTATAGGTGATTAATGCCTGTTTGAATTTCTCTATATCGATTTCCACCAGGCTCTTGTCTATATTTTGGGGGATGTAAACGATGAAGTTTACCCCCTTGAACTTATCCCTTACCTCGTTCTCCAACGGTACAGGTCTTGTTTTTCTCTCGTCCTCCAGGCTGATTTCCGGCCACATTGTCCGGCCCTCACTTTTCAATCCAACCAGCAACAGTCCGTTGTTAAAGGTTTCTATCCGAATATTGACAGGTTCATCGTATTTTTTACGCAAATAACCTTCAAGGACTTTTACCTGTGAATTTACGTTCACCATCATCCGGACATTATCCCGCCATGTAGCGAACGCTTCGAACAACTTCTGCAATACAGCAACGAAGCCGGAAAGAAAAGACAGACGCACCGGTTGCCTCTTATGAGGTGGCAACAACTGCCGTACGAGGTTCTTACAATTCATTCTCAGATTCATATTTCCAGTTCCTTTACAGATTTAAAAACAAGCCGGCTGGTAACGTCATATTCAAAATATCCCGATTCCAGTTCCGCGCAGATATCCACCGGCGAGAAATCCTCATCCGTAGCCCCCTTACGTCCCATCGCCAAAAGGTTGCAGGTTGTCACTCCCGGAACATCCATAACGGCATCAATAAACCGCTGCCTGTATATCATGGAATCAAACCCCTGCGAGGACTTGAATGTGTCCAGCGCGGCGGAAACATCCGTATTTATCTGTGTCAGTGGAACGGCCGGGTCGTAATACACTTCCAGATTATAACGTATCTTATCCTCGGTAGTGGAAACTATGGTAGTGTCCACTCCTGCGAACTTGATCGCATCAATGTAACCGGTGAAATTATACCTTTCTTCCAGTGAGAGCGGAACGATATTCCCGTCCGAGTCCCACTTGGCCGCTTTAATGACAAGCCGGTTGGTTTCTTCACGAACAGCCACCACCTTGATAATCCGGGCATCCGGATTGTCTTCCGGGTAATAAAGCATTGCCTTTTCATCATCGAACAGAAGCTCATGCCCGTTCTGAAACCGGTAGCACATCTCGGCATACCATCGTACCGTTCCCGGTGTCACCTTCTCAACCAGAGTGTCCACCTCTTTCCGGAACATGTCCAGGATTATCTCAAACGTATGTACGACTACCGCAAACACATACGTCCACAACCGCCACTCCGCCACTTTAGAGGTGGAAAGAGAAAGCCCCGATTCCTGTTGTAGCGAATCGATGATACTGTCTTGAATTTCTTTAATCGTTCGTGCCATAGTCTTTCAAATCATAAGTTGTTACGTCCTTGTCTATTTCCCGAAGGATGTTCTTTTCAATCAGCCGGCTGTCCGTATCGACAAGCAACGTGCTGCCCTCAGGTAGCGGTAAATCAAAATAGAAACTTCTGTCGCTTTCTTCAATACCGGCTTCCGTTACTGCCTGCAAGTCATTCTCCATACCGGGATTATCCTGCATGAGCTTTCCCACCGCCTCGCATGTACCATACTGTTCTATGGCAACGTCATATATTGTCTGGTTCGCCTTAGCCGTTACTCTCTTCATACTCCGCCACTACATTATCCAGAGAGACTTTCGACACTTTCATGCCGTCCCGCGTGAATTCCTTTCGGATGCTCCGCAAAAGTCTGTCCGGTTCATTGTCATTCATATATTCCAAGGCTCCCACACCCGTTTCCGGGCTTTCCTTGTAATGTCCCTTATTCGCCAACAGTATGTCCCGCTGGTGCTGCCCGGTACTCTCCGCATAGAGAATGTCACCCGCCTGCAGGTCGATATCCCCGTTAGCCGTATGTCCGATATCAATCATAAGCCCTCCCCGTTACGATATTGTACACTGGAATGTCCCTGTCACCGGCCCGCCCATTGCCGGGGCTACAAGGCCGGCTGTATAGGTTATCTGGGCGCTTTTTATGGCATCCACCACTGTGGCGGCTATCTTGTCCGCCAACTTATCCAACGCGTCTTCACGTCCTTCCTTCTGGTTCATCACCTCGGTAAATGCCGATTTGATTCCGGCTTTGATTGTTGCTTTTACTAATGGCATATCCTATTCCTCCAAATAATTACTCAAGTCCTGTTGCACTCTCTGAAAGTCAGCGACGTTAATAGGCGGGCCGCTGGGGCCTACTCCTGTGGTTACCGTCAGTTTCTGTATGGCCGTCAATAAATCACCGAGTGTTTTCTTCAGTCCCGAACCGCCTTTCCTTAAGGTAAGGCCGCCCGTTGTTATCTTCACAGTCGTCTGATCCGACAGGAGCGTCAAGGTTTCCGTCTCATGGGTGACTTTCGTCTTGCCGTTGGTCACTTCCAGTTTGCCCGCATCGATATGAACGCTCACACTGTCACCTTTCCTGACATCGATATTATCAAGGTCGGTCTTCAGCTCCATATCACCGCAGGTTAAAATAACCCCGTCTATTTCACCGAACCGGCATACAAACAGCTCGTTGCTCTTTCCGATACGGCATACAAGGACGGTGCTTTGCAACCTGGGAATAAAGGCAAAACCCTGCAACTCCGAATTCACCAATGCACGTAACCTCACATCAAAATAGTCGACCTGCCCGTCACGCCGTACCGTACAAGTGTACTCCTTCTCATCCACTTCCGTCACAACGGCCGGAAAAACACTATCTCCGCTTTGTCGCTCGTGAATGGCACGTCTGATTTCTTCTATATCCTTCATACCTTGATACCGATTTCTATTTTTCTACGTGCGCCGCCCGTTCCGAACGTCACTTCCGTACTTTCTATGTAATAGTTCCCGCCGCGTTCCCGGTAAACGGGATCATCCAACTGCGCCACCATACCCGGCAGTGCATAGGGAGCGAGGAATGTTTCAATCCGACCCCGGTATCCGTCAAAGCGGTAGCGCTCCAGTTCTTCGCGGGCCAACGCTTTCAGTTCACCGGCATCTTTCACGTCATAGTAATAGAGCGTTTTTGTCTCACCGCCCTCTTCACCGATTTCCCCCTCTATCTTCGTGCCGTCCTTATAATAGCATACGGCCTTCACCTTCAGCCGGACATCCTCGGCGAGTTGGTACTTCAGCTCATCATCCTTGATGACATTATAACGGAGCCGGTATTTCACCGTTTCGCCCTGCACTTCGTGTGCCTTGCCTGCGTACAGATTGCCGTCGATGTCAAAAAAGACGGCCAAACCGTACTCCTTTTTGAGAAAGCCGAGCACCCAACTGCCGGGCTTGTTATTAACGACGAAGTTCTTTAATGTCAGGTCTACACAATAAGCAATATTCAAGTCCGGTAAAATGGTATTCAAACACTGTTTTAACGTTGTTTCCTTTCCCGAGAAAACGCAGTTTACCCGGCGGGTCGCATAGTATTCGTCCTCACACTCTATTTCCAAAGGAACCTTGTAATTCAATCGTTTCACGTAACCGGCAAACTCGGTACTCAGATTACCGTCATAGCCCAGCCTGATTTCCACCCGGTCACCGACCTTGACGGCCCGGGCCGTTTCTATATAGGCCGGAGCCTCTCCCGTATGTTTAAGTACGGCAGTAACCGGAACCTTGACCACGGCCGTGGCGGCAAGGCTGTAAATGCTTCTCTTTATCCGCACATCATGTACCGATTTGAAAGAGACATTCCCGATCCTTATTTCCGAACAGAGTATAAACATGGCCTATTTGATTATGAGTTCAAAACTGCGGTCCGTCACCAGCTCCATCTTAAATATCTGGACAGTTTCGGTTCCTTTCATGTCCGAGATGTCCATGCTGCGGATAACCACCCGGTCGTCTTCCTCGAGGAAGATGTCCGTAAGTGCGCATTTCAGGATAACGGACTCGTTGATGTTGTAGAGTTCATTCAGTTCCGTCAGGGCCGCCTCGGGAAAATCATCGGACAGGGCGACACCCAGTATGCTGATTTCGTAATCATCCAGGCTGATAAGTTCCTTAACCGAACCTTTACGTCCTACCATTGCCGTTTCTACGATATTCTTCTTGCCGGTAAAGGAAATAACGGCATTAGGTATCTCATACTCCTTACCTTTGTGTTCCAGGACAACGGGCATGAAATAATATCTTCCCATGGCGTCTTTCTTGCGAAGGACAGAGCCCAAATCCGTATTCGTCTTTTCGCCGGCTGTTTCCCCGTCGTACTCATACCCATCGCCGGATTCTGAACGGTCTGCCGCAGGCAACCATACACCGGGGTAAGGCAGTCCCTTGTAACCGATGAGATCCAGCAGAATGTCCTTTATATTGAAATTTCCCATAGCTACACCTCGTATATTTCGTTGAACACATTGATAATCTCCTGCCGGATGGTGTCTATACCCTTGCCGTCAGTATTCTGTACATGAATGGTGATCTGATCGCATACGCGGTCTATACGTATCGTCCGGGACTGCCTTTCACCACGATATCCGAGCTCTGCCTGTTCCGTCGCACTCCTCGTGTCCTGCATTATGTAGGCGTCGGATACGGAACCTGAAGAGGCCGGAGTATTCATGGCAAGGGGAACGGTTATCATGGCGGCAATTTTGCGCACATTCAGCATGATGTCCTGCAGATAACCGTTCTTTTCGGGAGTGTATTCCTGGGCGTTCTCTGAGGCTTTTGCCGTATCCGCCAGGCGCGAACGCGCATCCAAAGCCTTACCGGACGCACCAATAGCCGAAGCCGAAGCGCCGGGGGCAAAGCTCACCTGCAGGGGAGACAGTTTTCTTGTTGCGGCTGTATAGTCGGAAGATTCGTTATAATTCCGGACGGTACCGGCATCATTCAGGTTCAAGACTTTCTTAGACTTGGAACTCTTGGCAAGTTTCTTCATCAGGGCATCATAATCCACCTGCGGGGTAACGGCTGCCACCGGTACTTCCGGTACCGGGAAGCCGGAACTGCCAACACCGTTCTTCTTATCCTGTGAGGCCTGCCAGCTCTCGCTTCCGCGCTGCGTGCCCTTATCCCATGCCGCCTGCCAGTCGCCCCTCTGCTTTATATCCATACCGATAGATACGGGGTTGGCACCCAGTACCCCCTTGCCGATATCCATAAAACCGGCTTTCGCCTCTTTGGCCGCTTCCCTGAAATTACCCTTTACCAGACTTACCAGGGCGGAACAGACCTTACCCAAACCGCCCAATACCTGTTTGAAAGGAGCCACGATGGAATCAATCAATACACGCCCGAATTCTTTGACAGTCTCCCAGCAACCGTATATTACCCTGCGGAAGCCTTCAAACTTCTGCCAGCAGTAAACTATGGCGGCAACCACTGCACCGATGGCTGCCGCTACCCATGTCAGCGGACATGCCCACAGCGCTGTGTTAAAGGCCAGCTGTGCACCGGTCAGAAGCCATGTCGCACCTGCCTGGATACCGTCCCAGACGATCTTGGCCTTTTCAAGAAGAATAATCGATTTCGTACGGGCATAATTGATTAACAGGCCGGCGGACAATGCCGCTATGGCGGCGGTCATCCCCCATATCAGGGGGGTGCCGTCCTGAAGCTGTGCGTACCACCATGAAAACAGACTGCCGATAGCATCTACGACCGTACAGAGACCGCTCAGGACAACACTTGCAACATCCAGCCCGACATTGATTGCAGGCAATACCAGCTCGCCGATACTCGTTCCTATGTTCTTGAAGCTCTCCCATACCTCGGTAGCCTTCTGCATGGTGTTTTTTGAGAATTCCAGGGCTTTACCGGTCTCGCCCGAGGAGTTGGAAACCTCGTTCATGGATTCACGCAGCTTCACAGTGTCTGAAATCATAACGGCAAAAGCATTCTTTGCTTCCTTGTCAACCAGTCCCAACTTTTCAAGCAACGAGGATTTCTGTTCGTCATTCAAACCACCCATCACACCCTGCAAATCGGAAAAAATATCCACAACGCTGCGTATCTTTCCGGTATCATCGAATACCTTCACGCCGGCTTTCTCCATTTTACCGCGTACATCGGCGCGCCCCAGTACGGAAAAAGCATTCTCCATTAGTACGGCGGCACGTTCGGCCGACTGTCCTTTTCCGGTCATGTAGGCAAATGTTCCGGCCACCTCCTTATAGGCGATACCCAGGTTACTGGCACCGGCTATCAGATTGGGCATATAACGGGCAAAGTCGGCAAACTCGCCGGCACCGACACGCTTGGCGGCAAAGAATGTGTCGAGCACTTCCATGGCCGTAGTGTTCTCCTTGCCGACAATGGACAGGGTTTGCGCCAATGCACCGGAAACAGTGTCAAGGTCGGTAAAGCCGGCCTTGCTTCCTTTCAGCGAGGCGTCCAGTATGGAAAGCGAAAGGTCTACGTCATTGAGTTGAGAATTTATCTTCTCAAACCCGACAGGAGCCACCAGAATATCCGCCTTATTATCTCTGGCAATCTGTTTGAGCCTGTTACGAAGTTCCACAAGTGACTTGCCTTCCAATTGGGCGGTGATATTCACCTGGGCCATACTCTCATCGAAATTCAAACCGGCTTTCCCGGCAAACCCCAGGGCTGCGGAAGCGGCAACCAGCGGATTGCTTATCAGTTCACTGCCGGGAATGGCGGCAAAGGCTTCCCGGCTCCACTTCTTGAATTTCCCGCCGTTAAGGGATTCCAGCTTGTCAATCTCTTTATTGAGCGCTTTCATCTCCCGGTTATATGCCCGGATACCCTCAATGTTATCGGCGGGAAGCCATTCGCGCTCCGCCTGCAGCAGGGCAATCTTCTCGCGCAAGGCACCCAACGTGCGTCCTGTCTCATTGAACGTTTTGTTCACGCTAAGGTTTTTCTTCTCCAGTTCGGCAAATTTTCCCAACATTCTATCGGAAGTTACGGTAATATTGCCTATCTTAGCGGAAACCTTATCCTGAAGACTAAAAATATATTCAAGTGTATTGGCCATGTTAGGTATTATTCTTACAGTTTACGCTATTGCCTTTTTCGCTTACTGGGGTGTACAGACTGCGAAAGCGCTCCCAACCGTTATCAAATGGCTGGTCTTTATTTTGGCACTTCCTGTCTTGTATCCGGTTGCTTTGGTCAAGTCGCTCCCTGAGTATTTGAAAAAAGACGGGAAATGGTATAAATGGAGGTGGGTGGTTTACTTTAATTTCGCCATGTTTGTCCTCATTGCTATCCTAATCTTCCTGCCTGCATGACGACCAGCGCCCATTCCGCCATCCGCACCTGATGTGCCCATTCCTCATCTGACAGCTCCGTCGGATCCATGTGAAGCACAGCCCGGATAAGGGTGTCGGACATAAATAGCCAACCGCCCTTGTCTCCGGTCTGCGTTCCGCTTAGAGCTTTTTTAGGGTAGCCTCCTTTATCTCGATGATTTCCGCCAACTGTGCCGATACGCCCAGGAACAGAGCATCGTCAGTCTTGATGACTTCGTCGCCCTCGAGCCAGCAATTATTCAACAAAAACTCGTTGTATTTCATCGGATCGGACTTGCCGATAACAGCGGCCGCTCCGAGTGCTTTGCGGCTCGGCTTTTTGAGATAGGCCGTATGCCCGTCGACATCCACGCGATAGACGTCGCCGTATTTTTCCTTCCATTCCTGAATCTTCTGTTCGACTGTTTTTTCTTCTTTCGTGTCCATTTTCTTGTCTGATTAATGATTGATGTTACAATACGTTATATTCCACGTCTAAAGCAATGAACGGCAGGGCGATTTCCATCTGCAGGTCATCCACCTTTATGCCATGAGGAATCTCCGTAATGGATACGTTCACCACCTTGTCGGTCGTGACAACGCCGTTGTCGGGTACATAGGAGACTATCACATCAAAGTCAATATCAGTAATGTCCTCATAACCTTTTTCCTGTGCGGCGCGGTTCAGGGCAATAAGCTCGCTTTGCAGAAGTGTTATCGTACCCTCATATTCCTTTTTGCCCTTCTGGATACCGCGGGCTTTCCTGCCGGAGGCGAACAACGCCTCCTTCTGGCGCTTTGATTTGTATTCAATGCCGCGAAGTCCGACGACTTCCCTGCCAAGCATCACGACATTTACATCGACCCAGGCGTATTCCCTGGAATTGAACACTGTTCCTATTGCTGTTGCCATAATCATGCTGGATTTTCAAGTGATAAATTAACGGTGATTTCTCTCAGGGTGGCGAGCGGGACTATCTTGCAGGTGATTTCCATGTGACCGTTTGCAAGGATATTCTGCGAAGGGTCAATATATGCCGTAAACGAACTGATCTCACCGTTCATATTGGTATTCACTGCACGAATGATGCTTGCCTCGAACGACTTGCATATAGCGGTAGGAATAGTACCGCTTTCAGGATCAACCTCGATGTTGTCCAGGATCTCGTCAATATACGTACGGTAAGCTATGACGGCCGCCTTGTCGATGACGCGTCCGGAACTGAGGTAGCAGTAGCTGTCGGTCGTGGGCGCTGCCATGGCATCGCCGTTAAGGTAGTAGCCGTTCTTGCCTATATAGGTACGGTAGAAGATATAACCGGCATCATTCAGAATTCCCAGTTCGCTGAAATGCTCTTCAGGTGTCTTGCCGTCCGTCATATAACCGATAGAGGCTATCGCCCCGTCACGTACGCGGCCGAGGTTCTGGTGTACGGAAATCTTCGCCGCGCGTCCCAACACCTGACCGATCGCAGCGGAATACAGTTTACTTTCGCCTACCTTGCCGTCCGAAGCCATAACGACCGCGACACGGTTACAGCTTCCTTCACGGGGCTGGTACAAACCGTCGGTCTCACCGGTCCAACCGATTGCGGGGATGAATACCCGGAACGGGGCTATCTTCTCAAGGAAAGCGTCCGCTACTGTCTGGGCAGCGGCGATGGCGGTGATGACATCCGTATCCAGGCATTTTTCTGCAGTCGGCTCATACTCGGCCGGAGTATTCCTGTTAATACCTACAAGACGGATACGTCCTGCAGCGGAATTGATAAGTCTATTGAGCGGGGAACCGTCTTCATTAGCACATATCTGCGTCAGTGTGGTGGCCTCGCTCACCACAAGCAGGTGCAGTTCAGCGCCCTCACCGGCTGTATTGTAAAATGCGGTAATATCCTTGACAAGCAGCGGGTTCGTCTGTTCCTCAATGCCGTATTTTTTCAGGTCCGTCATTCCACCGAGCACACAGACCTTGTTCAGCTCTAGCTTTTCCGCAACTGCGGTACCGGTAAGTATCATGCCGGCGATGCCGTCATCCGACAGCGTGACGCTGCCCATGCTGCCGCTGCCGATTACTATCTTTACGTTTGGTAAATTCATTGTCTTCTCATTTAATAGGTTCTTAACTCGCCGCACCCGATACACTTCTGATGTGCCTCGGCGGCTTTTTTATCGTCCGGAAACACAAGGCCGTCACCCGTGACATGGAATTTCTTCGCGCGGGGATAACATCTCCGGTATTGTTCCAGAAAGTCCGGTTCAGACCGGCTGGCAGTTTTTACCACCGTTTTTCCCGGTACTATTTTTTGTTCTTTAATAGCCATTCGAATACTGTTTAAAGGATTTTGGCGAAGCGCCTTTTCAACAGGCGGAAAGCGAGATATATCAGTGACGCCCGCCCCACCCATATCTGGAACCATTGCAGGCCGGTAGGCTCACGTACCACCTCCGGAGGCGGTTTCTCTTTTGCTTCTATGAGTTCATTACGGATACGTGTATTTTCTTCCGTAATGATAAGTAACTGACGGGCCAGACTGTCACACGTGGCAGTTACTTCCAAGCTGTCCTCCGATACCCGGGTGATATTGACAGTGGCCTGCCCGCTGCGGCTGCTAAAGCCTGTGCCCACCGGAATCAGTTTCAGCATATCCGTCGGAAATTTCGTCTTCGCTATGCTGGGCGGTACGGCTCCTTGCAGGAGAACGAACCCGTTTTTGCTTGCCAAGCTGTCTTTTTGACTGTAACTGCTCTGCATCCTCTGCGGGCTTCTGCAACTCGACGCGGATAGGGCAATCATCCCAGTGACGACAAGCAGTAGCACGAGCCACCGTGCGATCGAGTCGGGCGATGGCCCTGTATAGTTTTCTGTTTTCATCTTGAATCTTTATTAATTCTTCACGGAGCATATTGATATTGTCCAGATAGGCGGCATCGATATCGCCTCCCTGGCGTGCCTTGGACAGCTTCCGGTTGCGGTACCAATTTATAACTTGTACGGCAAAGCCGCCGGGCACCGCATACATTATGATATTCCAAAGTACATCCATTTCTCCGATTAATTATCATTTATTACCAATCATTAAAGCAGTTCCCATCCCGCTTCCACGTCTGTCATGACCGCCGGTACCCCATTCTCCACTTGTGAGATGGCGGCTGCAAAAGCGCACATGGTCGCTCTGTCACTCACGTCAGGTACATACGTGTTCGGAACCTGCATCTCCCGGCACACCCGGCTGATATAGCCGGAAGTGTTGTTCTCCACAGGAGGCGCCCAGCGGTTGATAAAATCCGCTATCGTACGGCATCCATTGTTACGGCGATAGTTTTGCAGCAGCTTAATCAAGGCACGATAACCGTAAGCCATCGTACGGAACTGGCAGAACGACTTGTTCTGTGAAGGGCGGATTTCCCCCTGCCATACTGTAGTGGCAGAAAGACGGATATTACCCGGGTTATTGTTTCTCAGTCCTCTGGCACTCATCCTCTTCCTTTTTTTCAGGTTTATCACTACCGGCCGGAGCTATGGAGGAAGCCGGGGATTCAGGAGCGGTCTCCGGATTCGTCGGTTGCGGCCGTTTCGGTTCTTTGGGGGCTTTTCCGGTTTCTTTCACTCGGGCAAGCTTACGGTTTACCAGATCTTTCGCACGTTCTTCGTCAACCTGCAGTTCCGTACCCACCGGATACTGCGTCTTATGGTCAAACTTGTCTTGAAAAGCAGAAAGGACAATTACCGTTATCAATGTTTTCTTTGCCATATCCGTTCCTCCTTATCCTTCCACCACAGGTTTGAACGCTCCGTTTTCCCTCCAGTCCAAAGCAATGAACTCCTCTCCGAAACCGATCTGCGTATCGGCCTTCATAAGCATTTTGAAAAAATACATTTCGCTGGCATTCGCCCATTTGTCAATGAGAATGACATTCTCGTCGTCCTGAAGATTAACCGCTGCAAACAGGTTACCGTTCATCCCGCTGTCACACAGGGTAGCTACAATCAGGCCGGCGGGCCATTGCGTCAGAACCTCAATGGTGATGCCTTTGTAACGTTCCTGATTGATGTCTGTGGGAGCGGCTCCCTTATTGGCGAGCTGCGTCAGTTCGTCATCGTATGTGTCAAAATCTTCCACGCTCATCAGGATACGCAGGTTGGAATTATTACGCATGGTTACCGGAATCTGCGCTCTCAGTTCCTTTAAACGTAGCAGCATGGTTGTACCCGTACTTTTCACCTTCACGATATCCGTATCTTTGGCCGCCTGTGTCAGGATACCGTCCAACAACTGGCTGTCGGAATCGCCGTACTCACCGTTGATATACTGGTAGCCGAGTTCATTGCCAACCTGCTTTAAAAGTTCCTGGAGCAGGATGTTCTGCACGTTGGCGGGAAGCTGACGGAATACGAGGTCACCCGTGGGCTGGTACTCGCGCCAGATATGTTCGAACGCCCGCGGGTTGAACAGTGTAAAGGCCATCATGTCCTTTGGAGTCAATTTCTTCTCACTGTACGTGAAGTCACCCTTGCTGTCAGACTTTTGCGGGTCTTCCTTACGCTTCTGCAGCATCTTACCCGATTTTACACGGGGAATACTGATTGAACTGTTTACTCCGGGGATAACCATTATCAGCCCCTTACTTACCAACTCGTTGCCTGTCGTGGCAAGAGTCAGCACGGTTTCCAGCACTTCGCCGGAATAATTGGTGGTATTCAATCCTTGAATCATTGTCTTTTCTGTTTTTAATTATTAACGTTTACTGCCAATGGGCACTACATTTTCACTGTCTGTCTTCCGCGGATCTGCGGGGCGCTGCCGGCACTGCGTACGCTGCTGCCTATCTTCTTGCCGAAATAGGAACTGCCACCCAGCTTGACGTTTTTGGGGTTCTTGATCGGAATCATGGCATACTACTTTTTGCGGTTGGTTTCAATTTCTTTCTGGCGTTTTTGCCAGGGACTCTCGTTTCCGCCGGGAACCGGAGAACCCAGCCTGTCCTTCAGCAGTTTTTTCGGTTTCAAGGCTTTCAGTGCGGTCATGCCGTCCTTAAAGTTCGATTTCAGGATATTCTTATAGGTATCCTTCTGATCGGCACTGATACGCCCGTCCGCCATGGCATCCGTCACGGCGTTTTCAATCCGTTCCTCTTCCTGCCGTTCCAGCTTTTCCTTCAGTTCGCCGTTCTCCTTCTCCAGATCATCGGCTTTGTCCGCCTTCTGGACAGTTTCGCCCAGCATGGCCATTACTGCCGCTTCGTCAGCGCAGTTGGCGAAACGGGGAATTTTCTTAAAGTCTTCCAATTTCATTTTATCGGGGTTTTGTGGCTTTTGCTGCTCCAGCTCCAGCCGGTTAGTAAATATGCGGTAGATATCATCCGTACTGCTCCCCTCGGGAACAGGTTCCACGTCATAAATGGCGTCAATCAGCCCCAGCTGCAGGGCTTCTTCGGCTTTCAGCCAATGGTCGGCACCATCAAAGTAGGTTTCTTTTACCTCATCTCTGTCCTTGCCGCAACGTTCGCCGATGATTTCGGCAATGGTATCTTCCAGGCTTTCAATAGTGGATATCATATCACGCAGGTCCTGCTTGTTGCCGTAACAGCCGCCGGAAACGTTGTGCAGCATCATACGGGCGTAACGGCTCATCTCGACATGTTTCCCGCACAGGGCAATCACACCGGCAATACTGGCGGCGATACCGTCAATGTAAATGGTGACATTACTCCTGCACTGGCGGATGGCGTTGAAAATGGCAATACCGGGATAAACGTCACCGCCAATGGAATTGATGCGGATATTCAGGTTATCATAATTGTTGTCCAGATACATCAGTTCGTTCACGATGTCACGGCTGGCTATCCTGCCTTCCCCGCCTTCATCGCTGATTTCTCCGTAGAGCAACAGGCTGGCGGTGTCTTCATTCAGTATATTTTTAAATGCTGTCATGCGTCGTTTGAATTAGTTGTCGCAAAACTACCTCTAAGGAGATAACCGCACAAAAAAGTGTGTAACCGTTACGGACAAGTACGCAGGCCATGCGCCATGTTTGGTAACCGTTTCACCCTTTTTTCCTGTTCACGGCATGAAAAAGGAACTTTGCACAAAATCATAAAAGAACAGACTGTATGGCAGAACTGACCTCACAACAAAAAAAGGACTACGCTCGTACCCTTTACCTAAAAGACAACCTCACTCAACAGGAGATTGCGGACAAGGTGGGCGTGTCGCGCCAGACCATAATCCGGTGGATGGCCGCCGAACAATGGGAAAAGCTGAAAGCAGGCATCACGCTGGGACGCGAACAGCAGATTGCCAACCTGCACCGGCAGGTAATGGAGCTGAACGACCTCATCCTTTCACGTCCTGAAGGGAAGCGGTTTGCCACCCCTGCCGAAGCCGACACGCTGGGGAAACTGGCCGCCGCCATAAAGAAAATGGAAACGGAAGTCGGAATCGCCGACCTTGTAAACGTGGGAATGCGCTTTATAGAATGGATAAGGCCTGTTGATTTGGATAAGGCCAAGGAGATAACCGTACTGTGGGATAAATTCATCAAAGACAACCTGTCATGAAACAAGAGGAAAGAACCGCGCTCGCCAATTGGGAGGGATATAAGACGGACATCAGCAACTCCACTCCGGTAGACGTGAACATGAGCCAGGCCCAGCGGGAGAAACACCGGCTTTATCTGGAAGAGCATCCGATAGAATGGATCGGATTCTTTTTCCCGAATTATGCAAAGTATCCGTTTGCCCCTTTTCACAAAAGGGCCATCAAACGCATCTTGAACAATGATGAATGGTATGAAGTACTGTCTTGGAGCCGTGAGCTGGCAAAGAGTACGGTTGTCATGTTCTGCGTGATGTACCTGGCGCTCACAGGGCGGAAAAGAAACGTGATGCTTGCCAGCGCCACGCAGGACAGTGCCAGACGTCTGCTGGATCCTTACCGTGCCAATCTCGAGGCGAACGGGCGTATCAAGGCCTACTACGGGGAACAGATGAATATCGGCTCCTGGACGGATACGGAGTTCATAGCCAAATGCGGCTGTGCCTTCCGTGCCATTGGCGCAGGTAACGCCCCACGCGGAAGCCGTAATGAAGCTGTACGCCCCGATGTACTGCTGGTGGATGATTACGACACGGATGAGGACTGCCGAAATCCGGACATCATACAGAAGAAGTGGGACTGGTATGAACAGGCCTTTTATGCCACACGTTCCATCAGCGAACCGACCCTGATTGTATGGTGCGGGAATCTCATAGCCCGCGATTGCTGTGTGGTACGGGCAGCGGCTCTCGCAGATCACCACGATATTGTAAATATCCGGGATAAGGACGGGCACAGTACCTGGCCCGAAAAGAATACGGAAGAACATATCGACACCGTACTGAGAAAGATCAGTGCCGCCAGCGCACAGAAAGAGTACTATAACAATCCTGTCACTGAAGGGGAGGTGTTCAAGGAAATAACCTACGGACATGTGCCGGAACTGAAAAAGTTCCAGTTCCTGGTAATTTACGGTGACCCTGCACCGGGAGAGAACAAAAGCAAGAACAGCAGCACCAAGAGCTGTATCCTCATGGGACAGATAAAACAGAAGGTCTATATTATAAATGCACGTCTGGACCGCGGACTGAACTCGGATTTCATAGACTGGTATGTACAGCTGCTTGAATATGTGGGCGATAAAGTTCCGGTCTACTGCTATATGGAGAACAATAAACTGCAGGATCCTTTTTTTCAGCAGGTGTTCAAACCGCTGGTAGCAAAGGTACGAAATGAAAGGAACGTACAGCTCTACATTCATCCGGACGAGGACAGGAAGACCGACAAAGCGACACGCATCGAAGCGAACCTGGAACCGCTCAACCGCGAGGGCAACCTTGTTTTTAACGAGGAGGAACGGGACAACCCACACATGAAACGGCTGGATGACCAGTTCAAACTTTTTACCCTCCGTCTTAAATTCCCGGCGGACGGTCCCGACTGTGTGGAAGGAGGGCTGCGAATCCTGAAAAAGAAAGTGCAACAATTGGAACCGGTGACAGTGATTCACCACAGCGCGCGCCGGAACCCCAAACGATTATAGCCATGAGCAAATTCATAACACAAGAGGATTACGACGCCAGTATACACCGCGAGATACTGGATGCCTTGACACGTAGTGACAACGCAATCGTTGAAATCTGCGAAGACCGCGCAATCGCGGAAATGCGCGGGTATCTCAACGCACGTTACAATGTGGATGAAATCTTTTCCGCAGAAGGAGAAGCCCGTAACCAGCTTATCCTGATGCTGGCGATAGACATAACTGTTTATCATCTTTTCAGTATCCATAATCCACAGAAAATATCCCAAATCCGAAAGGACAGGTACGAACGGGCAGTGGAATGGCTGAAACAAGTGGCGGCCTACAAAATTACCGTCGACGGGGCACCGCTTCTGCCGGATGAGACACTGCAGCAAAATAATCCCTACCTGATGAAAAGCAATCCTAAACGGATCAATCACATGTAATTATTGATAAACCCCAAAAAACAGAAAGAGACATGAGCTTCAAAATTCCTTTTTTCAAAAGTCGTGCGACGAAGCCTGCCGGAAAACGTATTACTGAAGGAAGTAACGTGACACGGCCCGGTGCAACCGTAATACTGACACAGCCGCAGCGGTTCGGCATCGGGTTGAACGACTACATGAGTGCAATCCGCAATGCTGAAAATGTGGACTTCACAAGCCGGGTAAAACTATACGATATATATAGTGAATCAATGATGGACCCGCATCTGTTCAGCGTAGTACAAAAACGGAAAAGCGGAGTATTGGGACGGAAAATCGAATTCCGGCGTAACGGGATAGCTGACGACAAAGTAAATGGGCAAATCAGTTCCCCCTGGTTCCTGCGGTTTATCAGTGACGCGTTGGATGCTGACTACTGGGGATTTACACTTGTACAGTTCTATATCAACGAGAAAGGATGGATAGACTACTACATGGTTCCGAGAAAGCACGTAGATCCAGTATTGAACCTCATCAAAACCCGCCAGACTGACATAAACGGGGAACCTTTCGAAGAATATTCAGATCTGTTGATGATACGCGGCAAGGAGCCGCTGGGAATTCTGGCGCGTACGGCACCGTACGTTATCTACAAACGCGGGACGATAGGCGACTGGGCGGAACTTGCCGAGATATTCGGCCGTCCGGTGCGTAAATACACCTATGACGCGGCAGATCCGGAAGCGAGGAATGCCACGTTGGAAGCGGCGGCCGCACAAGGCGGCGCATCCGTATTCCTCTGCCCAGACGGGACGACACTCGAATTTGTGGAACCGGGAAGCCTTTCCGGCAGCAACGACATGTATTCCGCACTCGTTGACCGTTACAATGCGGAAATGAGCAAGGCAGTGCTTGGCAACACGCTTACAACCGAAGCAAGTGAAACTGGAACACAGGCGCTTGGAACCGTACACAACAAGGTGGAACAGGAAATCATCGAACAGGACGCGTTAAGCATACTGAACCTGCTGAACTATGACATGACCGCACTGTTTGCCTCACTGGATATTAATACCCAGGGTGGCGAATTTGTCTATGTGGAAGAACCGGATATGGAAAGTGTGAAGGTTAAAGCGGAATTACTGGAAAAAGCCGTATCCGTATTCGGCATTCCCGTCGCCGACGACTACCTGTACGAACAACTGTACATTGAGAAACCGCAGGATTATGAACGGTTGAAGGCGGAACTGGAGGAGAAGAGAAAAGCAGCCAATCCGTTCGCTGCAACGGAGATTCCGCTTATTGGTAAAGACGGCCCCGAAGATGGCAAGACCACGCAACAGCCCCGTAATGCCGCCGGCTCTTTTTTCGGGCAAGCCCCGCAAAACGACGGGGCTTTAGAATGGTAATGGATGAACTTTATTACGGGGACCAACAACTGCCGGATCTGGACGAACTGGACTATATGGGAGATCCGGTAACGCCATTACGGTGCAAGGCGGAAAGTGAGGAAACAGACTCCACATTTGTCTTTGACGGCAGTACGCTCTCGGAAGCGCTCATACGTATTTATTACAGTGACACCGATGTGAGAAAGCAGGTGGATCCGGGGCTTTTCAACGAAATCAGTCGCATATTACATGATGCGGAGAGTCAAGGGATGGCGGAAAGCGGAGCGGAGATACCGGAGGCATTCGTATGCAGGATGGCGGAGAAAACAAACGGCTTCTCGGCATTCAAGGCGCACCGTATGCAAAATGACATAGCCACACAATTGTATGACCAGAACGGTGTTTTAAAACCTTTCAAACAGTGGCAGAAGGATGTTTACCCCATGCTGGATCATCACAAGGAGCACTGGCTGCAAACGGAGTACAATACTGCCGTCATACGTGCCCGCCAGGCGACCGACTGGCAGCGATTTGAACGGTATTCCGATGTGTTGCCCAATCTGGAATGGATGCCAAGCACAAGCGCTCATCCGGGGGCTGACCATAAAACATTCTGGGGAACCGTACTTCCAATAAGCCATCCCTTCTGGAACGTCCACCGTCCGGGAGACCGCTGGAACTGCAAATGCAGCCTTTCCGCGACCGATGCACCGCCTACTGCAGCCCCACGCGGTGACGGGCCTGAAGACCGTCCCGCCCCCGGACTTGACAATAATCCCGGAGTGGACGGGCGACTGTTTAGTGACACGCATCCGTATATAACCAACGCGTACGAGGGGGCCGGACAGGCTGTAGACGGAATGTTAGAACCCGTTGCCGGGAAAGGATTTGTACCGGCAGCAAGCATGAAGGAAGTACGTACACGCCTCGAAAAAATGGGGATTGGACGGGTTGATACCGACCTGCTTTCACTGGAACAGGCTAACAACGTGCTTGACGCACTGGAATGTTACGGAAGAAAGCTCGCAGGACTGAAAGAATTTTCAGCCGTCAGCGGCAGAAAAATGAAGGAGATTACACCCACCAAGAACGCCGGGGCATGTCTTGTCACGAGAGATGACGGATATCATCTTTTCTTCAATGCGGAGGGTTCGGGGAGAAGTCTTTACAAGACGGAACTTCTCAGCCATGAGGAAAGCCTGAAGCGTTACCGTACAAATCTGGAAAGCCTCGAAATGCAGCTTGAACAGAGTGAACTGCGGATAAAGATCGCAAGCGGAAACATCAAAAGGATGCTCAAACAGGATGCGTCCACGCTGAGGGACAGCATTATCAAGGTGCAGCGGAAGATACGCGACAGGGAACGGGCAATCAGTAGCGGTGAGAAGCCTTTGTATGATGTCACCACACAGATGTATCCGAACATAGCCGACCAGCTTAAATCAGAAATACACCACGAAATGGGACATTATGTGGACCGGCAGCTGGGAAGAATCAGTGAAAGACTGAGGGTGAAACCGGCTTCCGTATACGGAAAAAGTGCGGAAAACGAGAATTTTGCCGAATGGCACGCGATTTACCGGATGCAGGGAAAAAAGGGAGTTCCGACCGAAATGCTGGAAGCATTCAGGAAATATGACGAAACAGATGAAAAGTAAACGGAATGGATATACGGGAGATTAACGGGGTTTTAAAGAAGAAAGCCGTGGAACTTAATGAATTGATAAGCCGCAGGATGCCGATACTGGCCGGAAACATTGCGAAACGGCACATAGAAGAGGATTTCCGTAAAGGCGGCTTTACAGGAGGAGGATTCCACCGCTGGAAAGAAACCCGCAGACAACACGGAGGTGGGAATAGCGCCGTCTCACAGTATGGACCGCTGCTTTCTGGCAGGAACCACCTTTCAGGCAGTATCAACTTCCGTCCCGGGAACAGACTGGTGAGGGTTTATACCAACGTACCGTATGCTGCCATCCATAACAACGGGGGAACCCTGCATCCTGCGGTTACACCGCAGATGAGGAAATTTGCCTGGGCGATGTATTACAAGACGGTCGGAATAAAAAAAAGTATGAAGAAAGGAGGGAAAAAACGTATGGAGCTTACCGAAAACGCACCGGGAGAGGCGCTCATGTGGAAAAGACTGGCACTGACACCGAAAAAACGGCTCAATGTCCGTATACCGAAACGGCAGTTCATGCCGGACACGTCCAGCAGCGAATTGGAGAAGAAAATAAGAGATAAGTTTGATGCGGAAATAAAAAGAATCATTCACCAATAACATTACACCATGGAACGGTTATTTAACGATATTCAGAGAAGAATTGCGGAAAATATGGGCGATATACTCTCGCTCATTGATGAGGATTACGGCCAGTTGGATGCGCTTCTTAACGGAGAAGACCAGTATCCTGTCACATTCCCCTGTGTACTCATAAGTATGCCCGAGATACAATGGAAAGATCTGAAACTCCGGGTGCAGCACGGGGAAATGTCGCTTACCGTCCGCCTGGCATTCGACTGCTATGACGACACTCATTATGGAAGTACGCAAGAAGGTCATGCTGCTGGAAGAATGGCAGCGGCCGAACGTTTGAATGGTTATCTGAACGGGGTACGGTTTGAAGAATGCGCCACCATCATGCTCAGACGTACAAGCCGGAACTTTTCCCTACCCGGCGGAATAAAAGTGTATGAAACGGAATATACCTCCACCGTATACGGAACGACGGCGGAACAGGAGACATGCATTCCGGGCCGCCCGCCACAGAAACCTAAAATAAGGATAACTGACGTTTCAGGTCTTCCTGCTGACGGATGATGCGCGGATCGGCACTGGCATTGATGATATTGTAGAAAGTTTTTTCGCAAATTGGGTAAACCGGATAAATGTAACGGCGCAGGATTTCACGGTTGGACAGGCCACTGCGTGCATGCTCGTCGTAAATGCGGAGAATCTCACCCACCTTGTGGGCATAGCTCCTGCCGATGATTTTTCCCCTATGCTTGCTCATATCCGGATAGACTGGTTGGTTATTTACTGGAATGCGAGACAAAGGTAAAGAAAATGACTATCCGATACAAAAAAGCCGTTGCACTCTCATGCAACGGCCTTTTTATAAGATCCATATCTTTATCTGTAGAATATGAATTTCTGTTCAATGTAGATACATCTGTTCTCCTGACAATACTTTTCGACAGCCTTACGCGTCTTGAACTTCTTCTCCTTGCCGTCCTTGTTCTTGACGGACGTCATGCCAAGTTCCTCGCTGACTTTAAGAGGAACGAAAAATGTTTCGGTCATAAATCGTTTCATTGCCTTTTGTCTTTATCGTTCATATTATTTTCCGCATAACACCCCAGAACTTTCTTGTAGGATATGATACAGACAATACTGTCACTGTCATGCTCCACAAGGATGGTCCATTGCCCGGTTCTGCCGTCATTGAACACGTCCATCCGGACCGGACGGCTACGGGGATACTTTTCATTCATCATCATTATCCTGTGCTCAATATCGCATTTTAGTGCCAGGAGCGAACTCTCGTCCTCTATCAAGTGGTGCTCAAATTGCTGCACGTATATCTGCAGCTCACGACCTTTCCTATTAACATTTGCGTAGGTTTTGATGTAGTCTATAAAATAACTCATAATCGTATTTTTATGTTAATTCTTTTTATTTATCACAATCGCCATTGTACTTACGGATGTTCCGCTTGCCTTGAATTCACCGGCAGCAACTTCAAAAACTTGGCCGCGTACCTCTTCCAGCCATCGGCGGAAGTCGACGCATTTCTTTTCCGAAGCTAATTTCCAGTGCGGACCGGTAATGGCTGCAAGCGTTCCGCCTTCTTCCAAACGCTCGTACATAATCCTCACATGCTCTATATCCTGGTTGTTTGAGAAAGGCGGGTTGGCGATAATCTTGGTATAGCTTCCTACGCTATCTTTCGTGAAATCCTCATCAAGTATTATCACATTATCCAACGAATGCAAAAACTCTCTGTTTTCCGGCATCAGTTCATAGCATTCTACTGTTACGGAAGGACAAGCCCTATGAATGGCTTTAATGAGAGCACCACGGCCGGCACTTGGCTCCAACACTGTATCAGCCTCATTTATTCCACCGGCAAGCATGACCAGCCAGTCCGCCACCTCAGCCGGCGTTTCAAAGAACTGGTATTCCTGCTGAAGGTTACAACGCTTCCCTTCTTTAAGGATTGAGAACACCCTCTCCGGATTGAACGGGAATGTAAAACCCTGTATCTTTCCACCTTGCCAGGAACCGCCGGCTTCCTCAATCCACTTCTTGGCCTCGGCATAAGACTTTTTATTAAATTGTACTTTCGGAAGTTTGAGTACGTTAGCCTCAAGTGTACAATGCTTCAGTATATCTTCCACATTCCATTTCTTACCTTCATCAGCCTGTTTTTTCTTTTCGTCCGTTGGAATGTCCGGCGCTAAAAGTGAAGATATTTTTTGAACAACCGTATTGCTCGCATCCATGAAGGCATTGACGCAGGATAGCGCTTCCATGAGAAACTCCGTGTCAATATACCCTGCATCATCATAGATGTCTATCCCTTCAGTCATGGATGACAACTCATTGAGTTGCGCTACACTACCATGTAACGTTTCTATTAAAATCTCTTTTCTGCTCGTCATAACTCTTTTGTAAATAAATTCTTGTTGTGTCTACACTACCATGACCGAGAAGGTCGGCCAGTTGAATAACATCCTTATTTTTCTTCAGGAACATTTTAGCGAAAAAATGCCGGAAGGCGTGCGCGTGCATCTTCCTTGAATCGATACCGCAATGTTTGCCCCATGCTTTCAGGTGTTGCGAAAAACCTCGTTGAGTTAACGGACCGAATTTCCCGACAGCGAGAAGTCCTGTTTTGCCAGCCTCTTTCATGTATGCCATTGCTTCCTGTCTCAACTGTTTTTGGAAAAAGAAGCGACGGTATTTATTACCTTTGCCGCGAAGCGTAACCTCACCTGCTGCCATATCTTCCCACGTGAACTGCTGGAACTCCGACAGACGGGCGCCCGTTGTACCCAATACCTTGACAAAGAAGTAATAGTCCTTGTTGGATTTCGTTTTCAGGAAATCCAGTAAGCGGTTGTATTCCTCTTCTGTCGGGACATTGTTCACATCAAGCTTACGCTTCATCTTAGGCCGTTTAAGCTCTATCGGCTTTTTTAGCCATTTGGAAAACTTCTCTAAGGCAGTAATCCGCAAACGGATGGTCTGCGGGGATAACGATTGCTCTTCCAAAGTCCGTATAAACCTCTTGCAATTCTCCATATTTATGTCATTGGCATATTCGAAGTATTGCTTCAAGGATGTATAATAAATATCCACTGTATGCGGAGAGTAATCATTGTTCTCGGTGAGCCACAATATGAAACTATTAAGCAATTCCCGGTTCCTTTCCGATATGCAGCTTAACTTCTCAAGGGAGCGTACTTTCACTTCTTTCTTTTTGTAACCGATACCGAGAAAAGCCAACAAATCACATATAGCGTCACACAATATCGGATAGCGGGCTATCAGGTCGGCATTCTCCCGTTTATAGGAGATATAACCTTTGCGGCTGACGCTCTCTGACTTTTCAAGAAAGTCGGATGCATGTCTGATATACCGTCCGATAAAATCATAGCTTCTGCCTGTAGTGTACAGGTAGGAAACGTAATTTGCAAGTATCTGTTGTCTGCTATTGTCCATATTCGTTGCCGTTTTCCATCCCGTTCACGAATTTCCGGTATTCCAGTTCCGTTTTGGCAAGGTTTATCAGCGTGTTCACACCCTGGAATACCTGCTTTGCTTGACTGACATGCTCCGGAGAGGATTTGACGGCCTCAATCTGCTGGAGTACCGTATCGCGGAGTTTCTGGATGACACTGGGATTTACCGTCGATACGGCGTCCAGCCGTTTGTTGGCAAGCACGATGACCTGTGTAGTTACGGGTTTGAACTGTTCCAGTTTGGCCGGAAGATTGATGTAATTGAAGACAAGCGTCTTTCCGTTGTTTAGGTAGATTTCCACCTCATCGCCGTCATCACCGGTTCCCTCGTAGTAACCCAGTACGACGACCTCTTCATTCCTGTACAGGTATGGCTTGTTAACCATTCCCTGCAGACGTTCGAGTGTATTCATAATTGATTGTTAATTGGTTGGTTATTGATTGTTCGATTCATTGATAGCCCTTGAAAGGCGCCCCTTCAGATATACGAGTTCCTTTACCTCTTCAGGCAGATTGTGCAGGCTGTTACGCTGCATGAGCTCGGCATTGCTGATACATTCCAGGTTCTCAAGTGTGCAGTTCAGCGTATTGCCGTCGCGGAAAACGATATTGTAGCCTTTCGGAACCGGACCATGCGCCTGTTGCCATAACAGCACATGCTTTGGTATCCATTTCCCCAAAGAGATACGCACATAAACGTACCGGTGTCCGTTTTTGTCTTTACGGATAGTCTCGGCACCGTCATAAAGCGTATTGTCCGGCATGTGTCCTTTCTTGAACATGGTGGCCGAAACTTTGGCATATACCCCGGCATTCATTTTCCTGCCTTTGTTGGCCGGCACGTGCCCCTTTGGAAAACGGTGTGCCGATCCACTGTCGGCAAGCTGCCTTGACATCTCACTCCGCAGTTTTTTCAAATACTCCGGAGACTTCTTGAGTCCCAGACGGTTGGCTATATTATAAACAGAGGTAACCGGCATTCCAAGGAACCGGGCTATCTCTTTTGTCGAATGGTGAGGGTACAACCGGGTAATTTCGGCTTTCTCGCCCTCTGTGTAGATATGCTTTTTCATGATTGCTATGGTTTTGAAAGTTATTGTACCGTATACAGCCTGCAGCCCGTTTTCTCCTTCGCCCTTAAGAGGAAGCTGGCGGCTTCGTCACTGTCGACCACCAGCCTGACGGCGGTAAGGCCCTCCGTCTTGGGTTTCTGCAGAAGAAGTGGGCAGGGCTGGCCGTAGTAGTTCCAGTAGAAGATGAATTCGCCCAAATGGAAGTTGTCTATTTGGACGATATATTTTATCGGGATGCGCGGTGTCATATCTCCTGCTTTTTGCTGAAACAGGCTTTCACCTCCCCGTCCGGAACCCATTCCACTGTAACGATACCTTTTACATGTCCGGTTCCTCCACATTTCGGACAGGGTATCTTTACCCGTTCATGGATAATTTCAGGATTCCAGAACCAGCCGTTACCGTGACAGTAACCACAGGCATACCCTGTATAGTAGCCTATGGTTTCTTTACCGGTACCGAAGTTCGGGGAACTGAGCACCAGTATATCTTTCTTCTCACTCATGCTTCGATATAATAGGTTTGGACAATCATGTGGTTACGGAAGATATGTATCACTGTCCTGCCTTCATCCTGCCGTAGTTCGGTTTCCACAAAGCTGCGGCGGATGTCGCCTTTTTCCATTAACGAACGGATTTCAGCGTCGATGAATGATTTCAGGTTACGGAAATCCTGCTCATTTCCTTTCAGTCCGGTGGCATCCAGCTGGCTGACCGACAACTGGAGCTTGAGAAGCCAAAGCGGCTTGTCATTGGGAATACTTGATTTGTAAGTTATCTTTGCCATTATTCTCTTTCACTTAACATTTTACGTCCTTTACTGGTAGCATAATAGACAGCAGGCTTTCCTTCTTTGTCAATAGCCCCTATCCATTTTCTTCTTTCAGCTTCTTGGATGAATAAATAAATACCATAGTACGACGTTGTTTTTAGCCAATCCAATTCCTTTAACTGGTCGAACGTCATTCTCCCTCCCCAAACAAGCGAACTTGTTAACATTTTTGCACCCTCATCCAATATGTTTGCCATGATTCATTTATTATTTCCAGCCATTCAACCGATAGACCTCACGCCGGGCTTCCTCTTTCGTGAGGAACTGCCCGACTTTGGTCCCGGTGGAACCGGTGGCGTCACGCCGGATACGGTATACCACCCAGTTCCTGCCATGCGGCCGGTATTCGTAATATTCCTTATGCGGATTGCTGCGCATCATTCTCTTTCTTGGGCTCCACATAGAACGTCTCTTCCTGTACAACCTGTACGCCGATCTTTGGGAAAAACTCGGCCACTTCCGGATTGTCCCGGTCAGCCAGCAGCTTGTCTTTTGCCAGCTCGTCCGTTGTACGGATATACTGGGGGAGAAGCTCCTTGCAGATGTTTGTTACCGCTGCCCAGGTAAAACCTTTCAGGTTCTTCAGCTTCGGTGTGCCGGTACGGAAGCCGAATATGCCATGCGCACTCTCAAGGCTTTTCCGCTTGGAGAATAGTTCTTCCTTATTTTCTACGGCGTACGCCTGTATGATGTCAAAGTTCTTTTCCTTCGTGGCAGACAGCTCTGCCAGCTGGTCCGCATATTTCTCGCGGATACGCGTCATCTCAATGTCCATTTTTGAGGTGAGGTTCTGTACTTTGGCATCGGCTGCTGCGAAGTCTGCAAACGCCTGTTCCGCCTGTTCGCGGGTGATACCGCTGACTACTGTTTTCTTTGTTCTTGCCATAATAAATGTTTTTATAGGGTTAATAATGTAATTTCTTTCTTCGGTCCCGGTTCTGCTTACGCCAGCGCTCCTTGGCGGCTGCCGTCTTGGCTGGGGTACTGTTTCCGTCCTGTTCCTGTTCCAGATGGGCGAGTCGTATCTGCTCGGCCCTGTACTCGTCAAGCAACCGGTCGAATTCGGCCACCGGAAGAGGAATGGGACTTCCAAGCAGTTTTTCTTCCAGGATATTGATGCGTCCGCGGCATTCGGAAAGCCGGTTCTCCAATTCCCGGTAACGTTCGGTGGTGTTGTAGGCGGCAGGCATGGTTATAATGTATCGCGAAGTTTCCTGATTTTCTTATCCAGCTCCCGGCGGCTGTAATAAGTGAACTTTCCTTTCTTATAACTGTGTACCAGGCCGCGGGAGGCATAGCCCTTGATTGTATTCTTGCCGCATGAGAGGTAACGGCAGGCCTCGTTCTGTTTCATCAGGTCATCCATATCGGCATCCTCGGGCAATGGAAGAGGCGTACAATCACCGGGAGCAGCTTTACGGCGTAAACCTGTCCAATGTTCAAGGCGTTCGATGCGGGCCAGTAAACGGTTGAACTCTTTGCGTGAGAGCGTTATTGTGTCACTCTCTTCGTCTACTACACCCAATGCTCCGGCGGCGGCAAAGTCCGCCGCTGTCATATTCTGTACATCCGGTATCAGTTCTTCCAGACCGATATGTCCGGCTGAAAACCGGGCGGCATCGCGGGCGGCGAAGAAAACCACCTCGTCACGATTCTCTTCTGCAACTTCCATAACGTATTTCTGGAATACCTGTTGTTCGGTCATGCTGCCCTGCAATACCTCGGCCTGTACGAGACTGAACCGGTCGGCTTTACGAGTCAATATCGCCACAGCCTGGTTGATTTCATTTTTCGTTCTCATATCGTTTCATTTTTCTGTTTCTTTTCCTCACGCCGCATCCAAGCTTCCAGCTGCTTCTTGGTATCCTGTAACTCCCACAGTTTCATGGCGGTAACATCCTTGCGTGCCTTGCTGTATTTCCGGGCCCACATGTTGAGCTTCGCAACGTTCATCCGGTATTCATCTTCACTGTCACTGGTGAAACCCTGGTTCAGCTGTGGGATCAGGAACGACAGGCGGTAGATATCGCGGAACACGCTTTTCGCTTCCGCCAGTTGCATTGCCCTTACCTTTTCATTCGGCAGGTTCAACCTTTCCAACAGCTGCCGAGCCTCATGCATCGTCAGTTCCCGGCTGCTTGCCGTACGTCCGGAAGTGAACTCATAGATGCATCCATGTCTGGCATCGTCATCCATACCGATGCGGTGGAAAGTGGCGTGCAGGGCTTTGAGCTGCTGGACACTGATCGGTTTGTCTTTATTTGTTCTCATCATTCAAAATCGGTTTTTCTCCGAAATAAATTTCCGCTTCTTCCGGCCAGATATCATAGTATCCTTTCGGGCCTATGAAACGGCCATGGGAAAAAGCACGTTTGCCTTCTACATAGATTTTCAGTGAGGCGTTGTACAAAACCTTTTTGGCTGTACGCCCGTCCGGATTCTGACCGCTGGCATGGCTGATGAAGATAAGCAGCTTGTTTCTGTGCTGTTCTTTGAATTTAAGGAACTGAGGGAAGCTCATGTACGTATATTGGAAACTGTCTATTACAACAAAGTCCGGTGATTTCTGGCGTTTCAGGCGCAGACTGAGCTCGTCCATCGATTCACAGACCAGCAGAAAACGGCGGTTGGTCTCCAGCATGTTACTGCGTCGTACGGTATTCTGCATGGTCAGGCTGATGCCTTCCTCCAGACTGTTGTAAACTACACGACCATATTTGCACAATTCCTTGCAGAGTTTCATTACAAAAGAGGTTTTCCCGCTGCCTGACTTTCCCCAGACTATCCATACCCCGCGGCTTTCAGGAGTACCGAAAGCGTCGTACCATTCACCTTCGAATGGGAGCGTGTCAAATTTCATGGACAGCAGTTCACGTACCCCTTTGGCATTACGGGCAAAGGTCCTGGCATCATTCACCGCTTCACTCATTGTTCCGTACCTCCTTTCATCCGTCTGGCTTCCAATATGCGCTTGCAGGCATGTACGACCCGTTTCACCCGGCGAAGGTCATATTCCCCCTGTTGTGCCTCACGCAGTACACGCTTTATTTCGGTCGGCTCTGTCAGCCCGTTGGCCCGGCAGATGGCATACACATCCTGTTCCGTTGCGGCACTCACATCAAAGAACTTGCGGCCGATACGGCTGTTTATCTCCTTGTAACCTTTCTTGTTATAGCGCAGGCCATTTTCCACCCGGCGCTTGATGTAGTCGGTGGAAAGAAAGATGATCCCCGCTTTATTCTCCAAACGGTTGTATATGCTGATGAAGTAGGAAAATACACTGTCCGTCAGTTTGTCTCCTTCGTCAAAAATGATAAGCGGATTTTGCAGAAAGGCTATCATGGAAATGGCATATTCCAGAATGTCACGCAGGTTGGTCCCGTCCACCGGAGCGCCGACCTGTTTGGCGATTTCCCGAACAAAATCGCTCTTTTTCATATCTTCAGAGCAAAGGATATAGAACACATTGCGGTGTGTGCGGCGGTACTCGATGGCAGCGGTCGTCTTGCCGCAACCTGCATCACCCACTACCCAGGTGGTATTCTTGTAGGCCTGTGCGTCTGACATCGCGAAAGTAATCCGCTGGAAGGCATTGCTTTCAGTCAATGTCCAACGGTCCATACTGAAACCGATCTGTGCGGCTATACGGCTGAACATGTCATCACTGATACTGGTGTACTTCTGATTACATATTTGTGATACGGTTGCGGCACTGACACCGTTCAGGCTTTCACTGGCACGGTTCTGGCTGGGATAGTTACCGCAATATTCCAACAGTGCGTCACGTATGGCGTCTTTGTCTTGTTTACTGAGTTCTTTCATTTTTGAATGGTATTTAATTGATTATTGAATACTGGTTAATTATCGCTGAGGAACGACAGGTACATTTCAGCTTCAGTCATGCCGGAAACCTGCTTGGTGTATTCACCCGGGGAGGCGATGCCCGCAGGTTCTTCCTCCGGTTCGGCTTCATAAGTTCCCGGTCCGACACCTTCAGGATAGGCAACCGGAGCTTTCAGCTCCTCGTTGGCGTACTGTTCACGCTGCCGCTCCATGCTCTTCTGTGATTCACCCACCGGAAGGGGCATCACAAGCTTGGTGTAGGCTTCTCCCATGCTCTCCTCAAGCAACAGTTCCTCACAGGCGATATAGTGCCCGGCAAGAGCACGCTTTTGGGCGCGTATCTGGGCGTAGAGCCGTTCGCTCTCCTCCGTACTGCGTTCTGCGGTAGCACGATGGAAGACGACTTTCGGGGTGGCGGTAGCGGCATACTTCAGCCTGTCGCCCGCACAGACTTCCCAAAGTTCTACGGAGGTCATGTCCATTGGATCGTACTTGTAGCGGAAACTGACACCCACATTCTGCATGTGGAAGCCCATATCCACCTGTCCGGATTCATCGTATACCATGTAACGGTACTCCTTGTTGTTACGGCTGAATACGAATCCCTGCTTGCCGTACTTCACGCTGTCCTTACTGAGGAGCTTGAAGAGTTCCTGCACCTCGTATTCGTCCAGCTGTTCGGCTTTCGGGCTGTTGAGGGTCGTGTACATTTCCATACGGGTCATCCCCGTCTCACTGGTGGGATGCGACATACTGTTCCATTCATGACGGCATTTCAGATATTGCTCTTTCATCTCTTCCAGAGTAGGGAGTTGCGAGATGTTTTTCATTATCAGGTCGATGTTGATATGACTGCTCTCTTTGGTGGCGGTCACGTTTTGGCCGGTATAGTTGTAGAGCTTGTGCATCACCTGCTGCTGGAAACGTCCGAAAGCGCTTTCGATGGTTTTACTCTGACCGTTGTGAGGCATGGTGGTCTTGTGCAGGTGGCATATTTTCTTGAAAAAGGCCTGTGCTTCCGGCTTCTTGTGTCCACCCTGGTTATCGGTGACTATCTCATAAGGTTTAACCTTCCACGTTTCCAGCGCCATACGGTAGGCCTCATATTGTGTGAGGAAGTTCTCCGCACCGAAGGAGTAGCCCAGGAACATTTCCGAACAGGCATCCATCACCTCATATACATCGATGGTGCGTGCCACCATCCGTTTGTTCTTTTTGTCATAATCCTTGTAATAGAGGTTCAGTTTCGTACCGTCACCATACCATAATGTATTGGGCATCTGCGGAAGTTTTGTATCAAATTGCGGCATGAACTCGTTCTTGAAAGCGATTTCACCATGCACCACGCTATACCACCACAGTTTGATGCTGGTCTTGTAGAGGTAGTTGATGACTGTCTGGGGGGATTCTATTAATTTCAGTCTGTCTGCTTCACGAGTAATACGCGTATTGTGTTCCGTCACAATACGGTTGAACTCGTCGAATATCTGCATGTCTGTATATACTGGAAACTTGCTCCGCTTCAACCGCAGCAGGATACGTCCCTCACGAGGACCGATCTTGCGGGCGCTTTGGTTGCCGGTAGTACCACTTACCAGCGCCACGTAACCACGCATCTTGTAGTCCTTGAACTTTTCCATCAGGCGGGATTCGCTTTTCGGGAGTGTATGGTTGAAAGACTTGCGAAGTTCCTCGCATAAGGAAATGACGGTATTGCGTACAAGGCTTTTGTGTTTATAGCCGTATTCGCTGTGTTTGTTCTGCAGTCCCGTTTCCTGTACTATCATGGCATTCATCACTTTGGCGTTGAGTACATATTCCTTCTGACGATCTATGGAAATCTTGGGAGCATAGGTCTTGTAGAATTCCACAGCCTTGTCATCACTTTTCAGGCGGATATTCATAGGGTTGGTTTGTTCTTTTTTGAGTTGTTCTTTGGCTTTTGGGTTTCGTTCATCTACCTGTTTGCGAAGTTTGTCGGGCAACTGTTCGTAGATGATAAGTGCCTTACGTCCATTGCCACCATGCTGCACAAAATGAAACTTCTTCTCACGAACGTACTTTTTATAATTCGCAAGACTCATAATTCCATCTCCTACAAGTTCATCAAATGTTACACATAGTATCTTTCCAAACATTTCCATAATCAGAAACCTTTCTCTTTTATTTGTGCAGGCCCCGGCATCGAACCGGGGTGATAGCCACCTCTTACAGGCTCTTTTCCTGCTTTTTATTGGGAATACTCATCGAAATACCAATCACTGCAGCCAATGCTACCATGATAAAGGCACTTGTATTATCTCTCGCTGTTGCATCCACATTGCAACCCAGCCAGAAACCATAAATCAGACCTACGGTGATAGCTATTTTCTGGATTTTTCTTAAAGTTTTCATATCCTATACCACTTATAAGGTTATTACTTTTTCATACGGATTATCTATCAATGTAACTTCATACATTTTACATCCATGATTCAGTGCATAAGCACGAAGAGTTTTCGCAAATGGTGAGTTCATTTCAAAATTCAGTGCCGAACGTACAGTACGTGTAGTAGTAAAAAACTGTTTGGCGATAGCCTCTTGTTGTGAAGCGTCTGCCCTGATAAATCCACACCCTTTTTTTTCATGAGGAACAATATGTCTTGTGTTATATTTATAAAGTCCCATTGCATTAAGGTGGTAACTAAGCGTTCCTGAAGATTTTAAACATCTCCATCCTCTATCTACTGCTTTCATATTATATAGGGCGAGAAGTTGTGTAAAGGGTATATTAGGATTATTCATGAACGTCTCTCGTAGAAACTGCAAACCAGCTCTGCCCATCTTATTACATCCTGCCATAACATATTCATAAAGTTACTGTATCATTAACTATCACCGCCTTCACATTCCCATGAGAGTCCAACACCTTCACCGTACGCTTGGCAGAGTCCGTCACATCAATAATCTCCACCAACTTACCACCGTTGATTAGGGCAGCTTCCCTAATTTTTGCGGCTTGCACGCTGTTACGTTTGAAGTCAAGCGCATAACACACACTGCGGTGTGTCACATTGAACATCCGGGCAAGTTTCTCTTTGCCTGAAGCACTTAGTTCAATCTTCTTTCTGATTTTGTTCTCCATATCTAAATTCTGATTAAAATAATTCTTATCTTTGGGGCTGTTCTGCTTGAACACGATGCAAATCTATCGACTATTTTCGATTTGCACAAATTATTAACCGATTATTTTCGATAAAATGAAGGCGATTGATAGATTTTATGAGTATTTAGCCGAAAAAAGTCTAAAACCAACAGCTATAGAGAAAGAAATTGGTCTATCGAATGGCTATCTCAGTGCACAGAAAAAGCGAAATGCAGATATGGGCGAAGGCATGATTCTTAAAATCATCGACAATTTTCGAGATATAAACCCCCTATGGCTTCTCACCGGCGAGGGTAGTATGTTACGTAATGAAACTTTGCCTATTACTATTAATGCCCCAAGCTCTAAGTCTATAAGTTCATTTAGTAATGATGATTTTGTTTCAATCCCATTAGTGGACATCTCTGTTGCCGCAGGTTGCTCTGGTTGCGACAATCCGGATTATTTAGAAGTAGTAGACACAATAAAGATGCCTTCATCCATGGTGCACAATAGCGAAAAGTATTTTTGCGTCCGCATCAAAGGAGAAAGTATGTCTCCTACATTATTGGATAGTTCCTACGTTATCGTGAGATTGCTCGACCGTTCTGAATGGCAGGACATGCCCGACCAGCATATTTATGTTATCAGTGACACTGATGGGCGTTCATATATCAAACGTATCAAAAACAGATTTCGCCAACATGGATTCCTCGTTTGTATGTCAGATAATGTAGATAAGATTAATTATCCTAATTTCAATTTAGAAGCTCAGGAAATAAACACCATACTTCATGCTGAATGGTATTTCAGTGCTAAAATGCCGAATCTAAACGAAACATATTACGATAAGGTTAATCAGTTGGAAGATGATATGGATGTAATGAAAGGACAAATGGTACAGATACAGCAATTGTTGCGTGCCATCAATGTAAAGTAGTATTTGCGGAGACTTTTAAATAATAATTAATAACTGTTTAAATGACAATAATATGAGTACACTAATAGAAATTGTAAATTCTAAGTATGGGGATTATAAAGGTAATGTATCAATTGATTTCCAAGACCAATTCTTTACCCAGTTGAAATCATTAGATTTACCTAAAGGAGTAATAGTAGGTACTGGATTTGAATTCGGAGAAATCAAAGGTGAATGTTCTTTAGATACCGTAAGTTTCTATGTTCTAATCGCAAGTCCGGAATATGGAAGTACAATGCAAGATGTTATAGACAGTATTCCCGATAAAGGAATAAAAGTCCAAAAAGTAAAGCAAGCAATACCCGTCAGCGAATTGGGTAAATTCATTAAGAGATTTAACTGCTGTGGTATTTATAAAGATATTAAAGGAATTAGCCAATTAGATTTTGATATTCAGCAATAAAAAAAGAGAGGATTATCTCTCTTTTTTTATTGCTGGATTAAACCGACCTTCCAAGACATCATTCTTTAGACAAAGAAGTAGATTAATTATCTCATCTACCTCTTTGGAGGAAGGAGCCGATTTACAAATGTCAGAAATATAGCCTGATAGACGCTCACATGTACCTTTTGGACCAATTTGAACAACCAGTTTTTCAATGGAATTGCTTCCCGTTTTGTAATGTCCCATAATAATTCATTTAATAGCTCCCGGCACAATCACCGGGAGCGTTTCCATCAATAATCAATTACCTTAAAATCTCCGTACGTTTAATTCCCTCAGGCGGAGTGCTGAATAGTGGGAACGTTCGTCTCTACCTTCAAAAACTATTGTGGCAGCAACAAGACTCGAACTTGTGACAAAAGAGCTGCACACATGTATCATCACGTATGCATATCTGCGCTCTACCAACTGAGCTATACTGCCAATTATTTGTAACGCGCACGCGTTTATGACGCTAAAATAGCATTTATTTCATAAATACCTACTAAAAATCAATCACTTATAAAAGATGTACAACCGTATCACATACTAAAAGAACTATACTATCCCCCTATAAATGTTTATTTAAACGCTTTAAAACACAACTTAAAAGGAAACATCATATAAGAAACATATCCCAAAAACACAGTAAAAAGTATCCCCAACTTTTGTACAAGTAAACAAATATGACATAAAGGTATCCCCAACTCGGTATCCCCAACAGTATCTCCAACTCACTATTTAACATTTCGACACTCTATTATTTCCTCTTATTATTGTCGCTATTTACCTTAATTTTATTGAATAGATA